ACGGCATTTGGAAGTTCCAGGTCAAGGTTGCCTTCGTTGTCTGGGACCTTGATCCCCAGGAGAGTTGTTCTCACCTGGTTCTGAATCTGCGTCACGATCTGATTTAGTGTGTCCTCGAGGGTCTTGGGATTGACAGACCTCATCTGGGAGTACTTCCGCAGGTTTAGGCTCTGCAGATAATCCGGATCACGGTAGATGTACACCTCCTGGTTTGTCGTCGGAGGAGTAACGAACGTCACCGTCCCACCTGGATTCGTTTTCCAGTAGTTGTTGTTCGTCGCGCTCACGGCATAGTGCGTGGTCTCGGTCTGCGTCGTAGCAACGCCAGTGGTCTCATTGATTAACTGCACAACCAGATCAGAGGTATTGTAGATCCCAAAGCTGAAATCAAAGGTCGTGTCAGACCCGTCACCGTCAAACCGGGCATCGGTGACTTCAGTGCTTACCGTGGCGAATGCTGCGCTGCATAATACCAGTAGGATTATAAATAGCTTTTTCATTGTGTCTCCTTGTCGTGAGCCTTTAGTATTGCCATTTCCTGTGCCTTGTCGGCGTTCTTCCTCGCCCGTTTAATAAGATCGTACACCTGATCTTCTGGTTTGCTTAACAGGTACTCGTTAAGACTTTCGCCTGGAACAAACCTCTTCACTATACGAACCGCCTCGCCAATTGGCAATCCTGGGTAAGTAGCAACTAGGGTGATCATATCCTCGATCGTCCTTGGCATATTGCTATCCCAGTTAGGATCGCCATCTAGTTTTTTTCGGGCCATGGACCCAATACTATAGGCAACATCATTTGCCTTGGCAGAGAGGCTCACAAGGGGGATGTCCTCGAGGGCGCTCTGGCCCGGCCACTCTTTCCTGAAGCCCTTCATCAATGCCTTGGCCAGAGGTACCACAAATACCTTCCCAATAGGGGACAGGCCAATCTCATCAAACACGAGTCGCTCAAATACGTCTCCGAGTGGGTCTTTATCGTCATCCTCAACACTACCTTGAATTGTCTTAATCAAATCATCATCGTCACCAAATAGATCCCTGAGTCTATCGGTACTCTCTTCCCTAAACGACCTGTACGCCAACTTGACCGCTTCGTACATGACAAAGGATGCAGTGATCGATGCCGCCGTCATGACAGCTCTGTTCTTTGCCCCTGGGATATTGTTCTTGATGTCTGCCACTGCACGTAGCCAGGCGTTATGCATGGCCTCGATGGGGCTGCGGAATGCCATTAGCCCTCGAGTAACAGCTGCCTCAGATGTTAGCAGCTCTGACCTCAGTGTAGCCTCCCACTGCGGTTGGGTCAGCATAAGCTCATTGACTCTCCGGTTGACGGCGTCCCAATACTCTGTGGTGCCCTTCTTTGCCCCAGTGGCATCGACATGACCCTTGGCCATACGCCAGGCCTGATCCACCACCATGGCGTCAGTAATCGTCTGCAGGGTCATTGGCCTGTTAAGCACAGCGCGTTTGTCAAAGAAGAATTCGTCCGGACCCTCTACCGCCCGCACATCACCGATATCCTTGGAGGATCGACCAGACACCAGCCGTTTCCACAGCAGGCCATTGTGCTTGAAGATCTCGCCCTTGGTCTGCTTCGACATAGGCAGGGGCTTGAGTGGGTGCTTGAGATATTGCACGATATCCACGTTGGCCAGCATGGGGCCCGAGGTTACCTGTGCGAGGATAGAACCCAGGTTGTATGCCAGGTTCAGCCTGGCGTGCCCGCGCACGATCTGACCGGACCACAGGGCCAGGGCATCCTTCGTAGATGCTGCACGCTCCAGGGACAGGAAACGGTTGATGATCTGCTTCATCTCATCAGTCCTGCCGGCGTCCCGCATGGCGTTCTGCCAGTCCTTACTGGCCAGGATACTCTTGGCATTCCAGATGGGTATCATCATCTTGGCATACGAGCTGGACTCCTCGATTGAGTTCTGCAGCTTGCTAAAGAATGGCGTTAGCCAGATAGGACTTGTGCCACCTATCCTCTCGTGGGTGAAACCACGATTGCCCAGTGGCCTGATATCAGACTTCTGCCCGTCCAGGTGTATGGGCCTAATCCTGTTGATAGCCCAGTATTTGTCCACGCGGAATAGATCGTGATTGAACAGCTTGACCGAGGTCTCGGCCAGGGGCCCCTTGGTTTTCTCATCCAGGATACTGTTGGCAATGTCAGCAGCTTTCCTGTGAAGGTCTGTCATGGGTGTCAGGAGTACCCCGAGCCGCTCCAGGCTCAGCTCCCCAGTGTCGAACTCAGGCTTCCTGCCCACGTCGCCCAGGCCGATCCGGTCGAGGGGGCGATCGATCCATCGATAACCCCGTTGGGCAGCTGCACGATTGTCGGCGTTGCGCACGTCCATAAGAATGCTGAGAATCTGTTCTTCATTCATCTCAAAATGGCGCCCGTTCATCTTGAACTTGTGCTTTTTCTTACGCCACTTCGCTACCGTCTTGTGCGAGATCCCAGCCTTTTTCAGCCTGGCCTGGGCAAAGGCCTTGATGTCCCGCTCCATCTTGTATCGCTCACTCAGGCCCTCAAGGATATCCCATAGCAGGATATTAGCCGTGGCATTGTCCAATGATCCGGTGGTTGCCTGGATATGCGTAGGCAGCGTCGCGCCGGCGAATTGGATCTGGCCGATGGCCCCCGCGGTACTGGGCGGCTTGTCCTTCTTGGCCCGCTTGGTCGGGATGATCTCGGAGGTGGTATCCTCCAAGACCTGCTCCCGCTCCCGGTCAGCCTTCTCACCCAGAATCTTGTTCTTCAGGTTGTTCATGCTGACAACCCGGGCGATCTCGGTATTGATGGCCTCCAGCTCCTCAGCTGTCATCTCTGCCAGGGACTTGGCACCGATCCGGTTGAGTTCTTTTATCCTCTCTGCGGGTATCTCGAGGAGCGCCACCACGTCATCGTTAAGCAGATCCGGGTCAGCTATACCGACATCTGCCTTGGCGATCGCAGTAACCAAGGACTGGATCCTGGCCTGCAGCCCCTGAAGGTCATGCAGCTTTTTCTTGGAGAGCTGCGCGAGGTCAATGCCCTCAATCAGATCATTCAGAGGTTTAGCGAACTCTGGCCGCATCTCGCCCAGGAGAGTCTTCCTAGTGCCGAACTTCTTCTTGAGATTCTTGAGAGTCTTTTTGAAGTCGGAGACGGCCTGCTTCTTTCGCAGCTCACCGGCCATCTCATCCACGTAGATCAGGGCCTGACCGAAGTTCCGGATGTTGGTCTTATCCCAACTCTTGGCTGTAATCTTGGCCAGCCGGCCCAGGGCCTGCGCACGCTCCGGAGATGGCGGTAGACTCGAGTTGATAAACCTGCGCAGCTCTGCCCGCAGGCTGATGGCGTCGTCAATCTTCTGGATGAACTTGGCTTTGATGGCCTCGGCTTTGTTGGTCACCGCTGGTCCCTTAAGACGCTCTGCGGTCTCGGCACTCTCCTCTGCCGTCAGGGACGCCTGACGTACCCACTCTGCGGTCCCGTCCGGTCGGACAATGGTGTAGGCGCCCTTTGGTGGGATCGTCTTCTGCACGGCCCACCCAGGTCCGTCCGGTGCCTTTTCTACAGACACAGACATACCGCCAACACTAACGAACTCCTCTTTCACCCCCAGCCGCCTCTGGACGATGAACACATCCTGCTCTACCTTGCGCGCTTCCTTCTCTGCGCGGGTGACTACTGAATCGAAGGGGCTTACCAGGATGGGACGCAGCTGGAAGGATCTGTTTTCAAGACTGGCCAGTAGCCGCGTGAGTTCTTCCCTCTGGCCAACTTGAACACGCACTGCCTCTTGCCTGGTAGGTATTCGTAGACCAGTGGCAGCATTCCGGAAGCTGATATTGTCACCATCCTCCAAGAGCTTTGCTTTAAGTACCTCTTCAGCTTCATCTTTTGATATCAAGTTGCCGTCAAACTCAATATAAGAATCCGCATCATACCAAATGCCATCAGGGTCTATCTCCTCAAGCATGATCTGTAGATCTTCCCGTGAGAAGGTCTTTATATTATCCACAATATCTTTTGCAGAAGCCTTCTTACCCCGCGTAACGCCGGCTAGTTTCTCCGGTATCGGCAGCAGCGGCCTCAACTGGAAGGATATCCTGGGGTCCTGGGGGTCGAACGTGCCACGGTTATAAACGCCTTCGATAAAATTACGTAAAGCGTTTTTGCGGGGAAGTTCATCGTCCCACCGACCAAACTCTATTGTGCTT